CGAAGATGCCTCTAATCTCGTGCTCAGAGGTGAGGCTAACAAGGGACTCACCTACTCGAATGTTTCTTTGCGAAAATCGGTCGTGGCTATTGGGTGGACTACTTCATCTGGGGAGTATGCCAACAGCCTAAGCCACGAAATGCTGCACGTGGTTCAGCATATAGCGGAATACTATTTGATGGATATGTATGGCGAGGAGGCTTGCTATTTGATGGGTGGGTTGGTGCAAGCAAGTACGAAAAAGAGGTAAGCTTTACGCATACCTCTTTTTGCTTTATATCTTGGCAACGGAGTGAACATGGTCGCCGCCGCTGCTTGGCTTTTCCTTTGGCTTCCATCTAGGGCTTGCCATATCATTGGCACTCACCCAGAGACCGATGGCTGTACTCATCAACACATCATCGTGGTTGCCATTGCCTACGATGTTTCCAAGGCTACCATCATCGTGTCGCTCATAGATGCGAAGCTCATGGTACATTTCCTTGTCAGGCTCATCCCAGAGCATATCATCCACGAATTTCTCCAGGTTGTCGATTACCCAACCTTTCGTCAGCTTGTTTGTCTGGAATCCGTACTTTGCCAGCACATTGTCGCTCACATCTTCGGGGCTGGTGGTACGCAGATACAGATTATCATAGTAATAGGCTATCTCGTTGAGGATGCTGCCGAAGTGGTCGCCCTCCGTATTGTTGTTCTTCTCACGGTCGGCGGTGTTGCTCTCAATGACGAGCAGGGCATCATCGTAGTAATGCGCCAAGGCTGCTGCCATCCATGCCAACTTATCATGGCGAACATGACCACGATACCTTGCTACCACTTTGGGCTTGCCCTTGATGCTAGGTATCATGCCGAATCGGTCTATCACGGTCATTACTGTGTAGTCGCTTGTGGTGCTCTTTCCACCAATATCCACGCTCACCACATAGCGGTTTTCTACCTTCAACACATTAGGTACAGCCCAAATCTTCAAGTCGCCCATGCCATCGGTGCGAATGCTTATCTTCGATTCTGATATAGTCCTTTCGTTCTTCACGCCTAGGTTTACCATAATGTCGGCGGTATAGAGCGGCTCACGCTTGTATTTCTTCTGTAGGTCGTCAATGCTGTATGGATTGAATACCAAGTTACCAGAGTTACGGAAGGCATCTTCCTCGTCAACTGGTGCCTCGGTGGCGCAGAAGGAATGGGTGGTGAACTTATTGCGGAAGTTGCGGTACCATTCGATGGCTTGGAAGCAAGCACCTTTCTCCCACATACGCCAGAAGAACTTGCCTGTCTCTCGGTAGCCCTTCGGGTTGGTGGTCTTGTCTCGGTTCTGCAAGAGCCATCGGGCAAAGGCTTTCTCGTCCTTCACCTCCTCCATGTCATGCTCGATGAAGAAGCAAGGAATGAAGAGGAAGGAGTAAGCATCGTTGTTCTTCGGGTCCATGGCGAGTTGGCATTTCTCATAGAAGAAGCCAGAGTTACCCTTGCCTGTGCTCTCGAATACCTCCAAGTTGTCCTCTTGGTTTCTGATACCACCAGAGATAGAGGAAATCACGCCCTCAGGGTCGTGCTCAGGGGTCTTCTTCCAATAAGCTACCTCGGAATAGTGGGCGCAGTGGAAGTTGCTACCACGGACGGAATCGAAGTTCTCGAAGGATGCCACGGTCAAGGTGCTTCGGCGGATGGCTCTCATACCATCGGTTACTTGGAAGTCATCGGGCGAGTTCTCATAAGGAGAGAATTGCAGCTTGGCACCGCTGTGTCCGAGCGTCCACCCCGGCTGATTCTCCAAAGCCTTTCGGTACATCGCCTTGATTTTCTTCGCCGTGTTCTTCTGCTGGGCAAGTATAATGGCGTTCCATCCGTCTCGGCGGAAGTCTTGCAGCCACTTGATGTAGAGCTGGGTGAGCGTAGAGCCTCCCCACTGTCGGGCTTTCAGAATTACGACACGGATAGCCTTGCCACTGGTGCGCAAATCCTCGAATATCTTCAAGAGTTTTCGCTGAGGATAGTTCAGCTTGAAGGGTATCATATTACCTGTCACCTTATCCTCAATCTTGTCGGTGGCATATAGGGCAAACTCTGGGTCTTCTCGGAAGCGAACCTTCATTATCTCGAAGGTGAGCACCATGATGAGCTGTTTGGTATAATAGCTTTTCTCGTTGTACTCTCGCCCCCATACCTGTATGATGTATTCTTTCAGACTGCCCACCTGTTTGAGTCCCCTATATAATAAGGTACGCATACATTCCCTTGGTACCCACATCTTCTTGATCATGAAGTCGGGCAGTTCCAACAGTTCCCTGTGCTCCATGTCGTAGCAGTTTTCGCCAGTCCACGGATTGTACGTTCCGTATATCTCTTCGTACCTCGCTCGGTTCTCCAGTACGAGGTCATCTATTTCCTTTTCAGTTACCTGTGCCATTTCCCAAGTCATTTAGTTCCTCAAAGTCAGCGTCCTGTATTTTTGGGACGCTTTCCATATCTATAGCCCTGTCATTGCTCACTTTTGTCATGCCCATGGCGGCGAGCTGCTTGAAGTCTTCATCCAGTCCGTGGGTTACGCTCACCTCGCTCTGCTTAGGTATCATGTGCTTCATCAAGCCAGAGTGGATGGTACAAAAAGTTTTGGGGTCATATTCTGCTAACTCCAACATCTTTTCCTCAAACAGCTCTTGGTTTCTAGCCAAATAGTCACGCAAGAACTCCTTCTGTGCGCTCTTCTTGACAGGCAGAACTTTCTTGGCTTTCTCTGCCCTCTCCTTCTTTAGTTCCCTTACGGTCTGAAAATCGAAATCTTCCATACTTCAATACTCCTTTCTTTTATCCGAATGGTTTCATCATGTGTACCATTGCCCCAGGCTTGATAGCGTTGGCTGCATCTATCAAGTCTAGCTCCGCCTCATTTAGTTGGGTCTGCTTATCCACCGTGAGAGGGTCTTTGCTAGTCAGCGTGAGCATGAAGTACTCATAGAGTGCGCCTGTGGATATATACTGATGGATAGCCTGTACCAAGCTATCGTATCGGGTATCGTCCCAATAGTCGGGCATCCTTAGCCACAACTCCTTTTCCTCCCATTGATTCAAGGCGTTGTCTCTCACTTTTCCCTTCGGCTTCATGATGTAGGCTTGCAGAAGGGACTCTGCCTTGGCTAGATATTTGTCGAACCATCGGAAGAAAAGCGGTCGCTCTTGGTCGTTCTCGCTAGTAGGGATGATTTCGTCTTGCTTGGTCTCGCTCCCTCGTCTCGCCCTGCCTATCATCAGCGTGGTAGCGTCTATGTCGTACCAGAGTTGAGAGGCATAGATGAATATGTGCTTGTCGAAATAGATGTGGGCTGGGCGTGGTGGTCGTGGCAAGAACGGATTAGGCTCTGGCTTCCATCCTTGCTCACGAAAAATATGCGTTGGGTGTAGTGCGTTGAACTCCATTATTCCACCTCCTTTGCTACGGTTAGTTCCACCTCCACACATAGTTTGTCGCTGTGTCGGGAGAACAATGTTACGTATGCCACGCCTGTATTGACAGGCTTCAACCAGAAGGCGTGAGGCTCTTGACTACGGTGAACCTCCAAGATGGTAGGGTCGGAACTTCTCGCCTCAATATCATCTATCGCTCCATCGTCTATGCTGTAAGAGAGGGTTACATCTTCCTCGTCTATGCGGATGGTCGCGGCTCCGTCTTCCTCGCTTCCATCTACCTTTGCTGTAAGATGCTGGGTGTAAGGCACGGCAGGAACGACCGGACCACTCAGCACAAAGCATCGGCGGATGCTCTGCTCGTCAATGGTGAGGAATGCTTGGTACGGCTCGGCTTGCTTCTGGTTGGTGGTTTTGAGCCACCACTGGAAAATCATGTAGTCCTCTACATACTTGGCTACCATGCGTGCCAAAGTGTCGGTCAAAGTTCCGTTGCAGCGGCGAGAGGCGTTCAGCGTGAACTCCACCACATCATCGGTCTTGTCGTTGTAGTAGATGATGTTGTCGCCCATGGTCTGCTCGTTCGATACGATGTAGTCTGCGAGGATGGTCTTTACCACTTCGAGGGCAGTCTGGAAGTCGTGCGTAAGGGTCTGCTCATGAACATCTTCCGTTCCTGCTGCCTCGTTGAAACTGAGTTTGATAGCCTTGTCATCGGTCGCCCCATCCACCTTTGCTTTCAAGAAGGTGGCATTCTTGACCTCGTTGAGGACAGCCGACTTTACAATTTGAAATTTTATAATCATAGTCTTTACTTATTTTAATACCACTGGTTTGTTATCCAATATCACTTCCCCTGTCATATCTAGCAAGGTCTTGCCGCTAGGCGAAGGTGGCTCTACTGCATAAATCAGCTTGATAGCCTCATTCAGCTTATCGGTCATATTCTCTGCATATTTCTTGGCTATATCTGGTGCAGTTACACTGGTTACTTGATAGGTAACATAGGAAGAAGCATAGCTTTTGAAATTGCTAGCTATGGCATCGACAAGCCCTGTCTTAGCTCTTCGGCGAGTCAGCACGATGTTTACATTGAAGTCGTTATCCATATAGCAAATTGCCAAGTCGGAAAAGTTGCTTACGAAAGACTCCATGGCTTCTTTTAGATACGACTTCAAGATGTCTTCCTCGGCTGTAGTCAAGGTTACACTTGCAAACAAGATATTCCCCTGCTTGTCTGCCGTCCTCTTTCCGATAATTGAGAGGCTTCTTCTTACCTCGTCTTTGAGGTCGCTGTAATTTACTGTTATCGTTTGAATGATTCCTGCCATACTTTATGCTGCTTGATTGTTACCATTGAAGAATTGGTTTACTGCGTTCTGGTCTGCGCCCTGCACGATGCCGTTCTCGTCCACCTGTCCGCCGCCTTGCTGCATAGCCATCTGTTGTTGCTGTGCGTACATCTGTTCCAGCTGAGCCTGCTGCTCCTGCACGCTAGCCAGCAACTTGTCGGCGAATGGCTTGTTGACATTCTGCAAGTACTGAACGAGGTTGATGGCTCCCATCTGTAAGAGTTCCTTCAACTCATCATTCTGCAAGGTGTTGTATGCGGCGGTGGCTGCGGCATTCTTGATGCTTATCTTGAAGTGTACATCCCTAGCGGTCAGACGGTCGTAGTTGTAGATGTTCTGTCCGTCCTTATTGAATATCCTTCGTCCGTTCTCATAGAACTGCTGAATGGTCATGCACTTCTTGGTGGCAAGTTTCTCGGTGAACACCTCCATATCGGACAGGATGGTATATAAAGAGGTGGTGGCGTTCTGGCTCTCCTGTGCATAGCGTGCTGCCGAAGTTCCTGCGCTTGGAGTCTTACCCTGCAAGGCACCGCTCACGTTGGTAACCTCTCTGATAAGGTTCAGCTCTATCTGGAGGAGTTCGTTGGTTCCGATGTTCACGGCGTTCGAGGTGATAATCTCTGGGCGTTGGTTCGGTGTTCTTGGGTCTGGCGTATAGAATATCCATCCATCGTACTCTATCGCCTCTTCCATGAACTGCTCAGGCGATTTTCCACCCAGCATATTCTTAGGTATCATCTTGAAGCCCTTGAAGCTGCTGCGGATTGCCATGTCGTTCATCACGATCAAGCGGTTGATGTAGCGTTGCTGGTCTATCACGTTAGCCATGAAGGGATGAATCTCGCCATTGATGTACGGATAGAGCTTCATGGTGAAGGGGTGCGACTTGTAATCGTAAGGGGTTTCACCTTGGCATAGGATGGTTCCATCAGGAGCCATGTAGGTGTAGTACCAGTACTTATCGGCAATCGGCTCGGAAGAGATATAGGCTCGCTCGTCCTCAGGCACGCCCATCTCGTCATATTGCTGCTTGCGCTTCTCGTTGTCGCTCTTTAGCTTGGCTATCATCGCTGCATCGTCCATGTCGATGCGGAAGTAGGCGTTGTTGCCACTTGTGGCTATCGGGTCGAAGCACTGCAATCTTGCCTTGGTTTCCGTGGTCCAGACCTCTATCACTCTCACATAGTGCCTACCCTTGTTGCTACAGTCAAAGCTTAGATTCTCCAAGGCTTTCTCCTCGTTGAACTCATAACCGTAGTTGGTATCATCTATCTGGTGTAGGTCGAAGATGGCATCCAAATCGGAAACAGTCAGATTGTATTCTGGTCGGGCGAACTTCTTATACAAGTCCTCTCGGCTCACATCGTGCAATACGCCAATCAAGCTGAGGTCGTTGTGGCGTGGGTCGCTGCCACACTCGAAAAACATGTGGTCTGGTTCCATCTGCTCCGTCCACGCATCGGGCATTTCCAACTCCTTGTCTTCCCAGCTCTCACGCACAAACATCTGCCCACCCTGCAAGTAGTCCTTGATGGCATGGTTCAGAAGGTCTTGCATGTAGGTGGTCTGCCAGTTGCACTGCATCGTGGCACTCATCATGTCGCTCAACTGTCGGGAGTCGTTATCTCTGGCAAAGCAGACAGGCTCCGTGCCTTGCTTGGCATAGAGACCTGTGATTGACTCCAAGATGCTCACCATGATGTTGTTGCTCATCGGTGTCTGGTTGCGCCGCTCCATATAGGTACGCTCGGACATTTCCTGCCAATATCCATTTTTATATACACGGATGGTGTCGCCCCATTGGTCGCCGTTGCAGTAGCGCATGGTTCTGGCTCTGGTCTCACGCACACCGCTCAGATTGTTCCAAGCGTTCAAGCAGCGAGACCTCAGCTCCCAGTCCTTGTTGTGCTCCTGTCTGCGTTTTCGGGCTTTCACTGAGTCGTATGTGTTGCGCCGAGGCATCACCTTGCTAAGTGTCAGTAATCTTGCCTTCGTCATATTTCTTTACACATTATTAATAATATAGGCGCAAAAATACCTCATTTTGCAGCCGACTTTGCCCATAACACGATGAGTGAGGCTTGTAAATCGTGCTATGGGTAAAACGCCCTTGATTTCTTTACATCTTTGCGCCAAAGTTTTATCATAGTGTAAATAAATATGACAGAAGAAGAAAAAGCAAAACAGAATGCAGAGGGTACAGCCGAGGCGGCTGCTCCTGCTGAATCTGCCGAGGCTGCTACTCCACCTGTGGATGAGCGACCAAACCGCACGGCTTTCTCCAAGCGTTTCTCCAGTCGCCACAAAGACATCGACTTTGAAGACAAGGAAGCACGCTATGCGGCTATGAACGATGATGCGGACGCTCTGGGCAAGTATGAGGCAAGCGGACAGGCATTGAGCAAGATGCTCGACAACAACAAGTGGTTAGCAGCGATGGTGCTAGATTCCACCAAGAAGGGTATGCACCCATTGGAGTGGATGGCTTCGCAAGGAATCGACATCAAAGCGGCTCTCGAAGACGAGGAGCTGGGCAAGAAGGTAGCCGACCAGATAGCCAAATTCCAAGAGAAGGTGGCTGAACAGGAAAAGCACGGTCAGGAGTTGTCCGACAACCTCTTGAAGTCTCGCCAAGCCATGGATAAGCTAGGGCTTTCAGATGATGAGGCAGCAGACCTCTGGGGAAAGGTATGGGGTGTAATAGAGGATGCAGAGCGAGGAGAAATCTCCGCCGATACTTGGAAGCTTTTCTCCAATGCCTACAACTACGATTCGGACATTGCATCGGCAAGAGAAGAATCGGCTATGCAAGCAAGAAACGAGAAGATTCAGAACAAAGTTCGCTCATCTGCTTCTGAGGGCATTCCTCCTTCGCTCGCTAGCTCAGGTGCTGGCAATACTCCAGCCAAGCCAAAGACCAAGAAGAAATCTAGTTTCTTTGATGATTTGTTCTAATCAAGATTATTAATCCATAAAATATAAGTATAAAATGAAGAAAGTTATCAATTATTTTTCTAGCCATCAGTTCATCGTCAAGATGATTCTGATGCTTCTTGCCGTGGTAACAGGCGGAGGCGTGATGGCTGTGGGCGATGCCGTTGAGCCAGACCTGAACGAGCCAGGCTCTAAGCCAGCAACCGCAGAAGAGACCGCAGCCAACGAGCAGGTTGACAAGGATAAGAGCGACTTGCTAGCACCGGGTGGTAAAACAGCAGGTCAGAGTTTGACAGGCACACAGGCTTCCGCTACCCAGATGGAGCGAGGCGGTTTGGAAGAGGAAGACTGGGACACGACCAAGGCGACCCAGTTTCAGCCATACCACACACCGCTGCTTTCTATCGTAAGCAAGTTTACCACTACCGTGCCATGTTCGGGCTATAAGAAGAAGCACGCTCGCTTTGGTGGTGAGACCTTGGACGGAGAAGTAACAGCAAACATTGCAGCTGGCGACTCCATCAAGCTGACCAAGAACAACTTCTCTGGTTCGTTGAAGCCATTCTACGAGGGTTCTACAGCCGTAGTTCCTACCGTGGCTGGTTATAAGATTGGCTCTACTACCGTTCGTCAGGGCAGATTGGAGCTGATTGTAACTTCCGCCAACAAGGCTGGTACGGAGGTGACCTTGCAAGCCGTGAACGGCAAGGCTGTATCGGAGGGTGCAGATTGCGAGTTCTTGGAGAACATGACTTGCCCAGCAATCCCAGTAGGTACTGTTATCCTTGCTGCATCCACCGCACTCTCAGAGAGCCAGATGAAGGTGCCAGCAGAGAACTATCAGCCACGTTCAGCCGAGGTTTACTTGCAGAAGCGTGCGTTCTCCATCGTCTTTACAGATGATTTCGAGACCATGAAGAAGAAGGTGCCTCATACCGTAAGAGACATGAAGGCTGACGCTCTCAACAAGTTTAAGATGCGTGCAGAGCGTTCTTATTGGATGGGCGTGAAGCATCGCATCCACTCTACTACCAACGATGGCGCAGACGAGTACACCTATTTCGCAGAGGGTATCTTGAACCAGCTTACCAACCAGTATGGCATCGGCGAGGTTTACACCTACGAGGACTTGACCGCCATCAGTATGCTCATGTTCACTGACTTTGCCGAGACAGACCACATCTATATGTTCTGTGGTAAGAACGCCATCAAGCGACTGATGAACATCAAGATTCCTGAGGGACGCAAGGAGGTACTCTCTACCCATGAGGAAATCAACATTACCTTCTCACGCTACAAGGACAACTACGGTACCATCGACTTCGTTTGGGATCAGACGCTCGACATGATGCACATGGAGGACTGCATGGTAGGTATGGACTTGAAGGGTGCCCGCCACTACGTGAAGGAGAAGGGCAAGGATAAGACCAACGACATGAGCAAGGACGGCTACGACCCAAGAGAGGCTAAGCGATATATGCACATCGAGGCAGACTGCATCGCTCTCCGTGGCTACAACTCTATTTTGGTAGGTCCAGAGGAGTTTATCACCAACCTTGGCGTTACAGGTATCGTGAATAGCATTATCTCATTGAAGACTCTCCCTGAGACTGCATCAAAGGGCATGAAGGTAGCCCTGATTGAGGACTATGCTTCTGATAGCACTACATACGAGAAGGGTAAGGTATATGAGTATGATGGCACGAAGTGGAATCTGTACGCAGGTATGGACGTAGCTGCATAAGGCTTCTTTTTCATACTTCGACAATATAAAATCACGCAAGTAGGGGCAGGAGTTGAAAGCCCTGTCCCTCTTGCCAATAAACCCAAAGGAAATGATTAAGACATATAGATATAATGAGCTTTGCAACAACATCAGTCTGACTCTGACAGGGGCTAGTGGCAACACCATGCGCTACAACTTCACCCACGGCAACACTTACATGAAGAAATATCCAGAGATTACGCTTCGCAACAAGTATGCGCAAGACCTCTTGGACAATCATGAGCTGGTGAAATCGGGCAAGGTGACTTGCATCCGACAAATCGCTGAGGAATCGGACGTGATAGACGACGATGCAACCACCAAGACCCAGAAGAAGCAGGTACAGACCGAGGAGGTCAAGGGTATTCGCACCACCGATGAGGTTATCGCCTATGTGAACGAGCGGTTTGACAAGGACTGCAAGACGCTAGCAACGGCGATGAAGCACGCTTCGAAGGCAGGGATTATCTTCCCAGACTTCAACGAATAATAGTCGTACGAAAGTACGTGGATTGAAACAACGAGTAAAGCAACACATATATAATTAATGTGAAATGACTGTAGAAGAAATCATCAGACAAGTGCGTTGGTGTATAGACGAGGAATCCAACAACACATCGGACATGGCAGATGTCATAGACGACAAGGAAGATTCGTATATGGACAATATCATAGAGGCGAACATCCCCGATGCTCTTCATTGGATAGCTGTCACTGCAACATCTTCTTCCGCTCTCTCTGGCTCAACTACGACAACCAAGAAGAACGAGGATTCTTCCACGGAATCCAAGAAGGAGAGCACTCCATCTACAGCATCTACCACCACGTCCATACAGGTGGAGGCTTACGAGGATACCGATGATATAGGTGTCCTCACGATGCCAAATACCATTTCCGTGTTCAATATCAATCGTGTCAGAGCCAATGGATGGCACAAGGCAGTAGTGCCAGTGGAAGATACAGACGATGAAGCCTTAATGATGTTCGATGATACTGCCAAGGGAACTTTCGATAGACCGCTAGCAGCCATCATGCGAGTCAATCCGCTCCAAGTGCTCATTCAGCCAAAGCCATCAGGCGATGGTTCCGTTACAATTTCCTACGTGGGAGTGCCTACCGACACCACTACGTCGGAAGGTAGCAATGAGAAGGTGGTGGAAATCTCGGAAACCTTCAAGAGTTCCTTCATCCATTATCTTGCCTTCCTGTTGATCTCGGCTTACGATGATACCAAGGCTAGCCAGATGTACACGATTGCCTTGCAGCAGTTGGGCGTTAGTCAAACCTCAAAACAATAAGCAGTATGGAGTATGTTTCAACCAACTATAGCGAGGAAGAGCTTGCATGGGTATCTCCAGAGATTACTTTGCATCGTGACATCTACCTGATGGTTACCTTGCAAACTCCAGGCAAGCTGGTCATTCGCCAAGATTGCGGCGATGGCAGAAAGCCCAAGGCTCCCCTCTGCCCTCACAAGAACACGACAGAGTTCAAGCTTCGCATCCGTGTAATGCCAGAGACCGCAAAGATTCAGTTATTCACCTCTTCACAACCAAAAGAAATAAAATATGCCTACATATAGAGATGATATTAAACTAGGTTGCAAGGTGCCGATGACGAAGACAGACGACATCAACGACCAAGCTATCACCACCGTCAAGATTCGTGACGGCAATGTTACGACCGAGAAGTTGGCAGAAGGAGCGGTAACTACCGACAAGCTACCCGATGGAGCAATCAAGACCCCTAAGATAGCGGACGATAATATTACCACTGAGAAGCTTGCTGCAGATTCTGTTGTAACCTCGAAGATAGCAGACCAGAATGTTACAACAGAGAAAATCGCCGACCAATCGGTAGATAATTCCAAGCTGTCCCCTTCCTCCGTCACCTACGACAAGATAAAGGACAAATCAGTTATCACCGAGAAGCTGAACGACCGAGCCGTAACTACAGAGAAGGTGGAGGAGAAAGCCATC